CACCAGCAGCCGCGCCAACAATATCAATAAAGCCTGTTGACAGCGGAATTACGGGTGAACCTTGGTAAATCGCGTTAGTGTTTCCAGAGGCGATACGATACTCGGTCGCACCAGTGGTGTTTGTAGCCTGACCGACTACACCAATCGGACGAAGTCCGAAAGCACCGTTACTGTTTGCCATTGTAGCAATCCTCTTTCAATTAGTCGGAGTCTCTACGAGAACCTCCGAACGATACACGACTTTGCCGACTATTACTTATCGGCATAGAAGGATGTTGTTCCTTCATAAGGTCCTGATCTACAGCAGTCATTTGTTCGCGGGTTCTGCCCCCGTAATATGCAGTTCTTTCTGCTACTGTTTCAACAGGTATACGGCACAGCATCAGTCCGCCTTGTCCTATTACACCCTCGTAACGACCATCGTCGATAACGGGAGCTTCATAGTTTGGATATTCATCTTTCCGGACAGGTTCCCATCCTTCTCGCAGCTTGGCATTGACATTCATTTTGTCTTCCTCACCACGCATTGCAACTCGTATCCAACGATGCACAAACCCCTCTGGGGCATCAGGTGCTGCAAGGTGACTGGGCGGCGCCCAGGGTTTTCTGCGCGAGTCTAGTTCGCGTGTTTCGCTTGCGCGAGATTTTCTGTCAGTCATATCATTACTCCTTCACATATTTTGCATATTCTTCAAGCGGTACGTTCAGACGTTTCGCCATCGCAATTTGTGATGGTGATAGTTTCACCGACCTGCGCCCTGATTTTGCTGTACTGCGAGTTGCTGAAGCGCCAGCAGGTGCGACCTGTGCTCCACTCGATTTCGACGTTTTGAACTTGTGCGGAAACTCCGAACGCATTCTACGATCAACTTCAGTATAATACTCATCGGCTGTCGGGTCAAACCCTTCTTCTTCAACTAGCTTGCGATGAATACCAAACGCCGCATAAGTCATGACCTCGTCAGTCCCAAACCAATCGTTCTTTTCCGCCCAACCTTGGGCTTTCGGATCGGCTTTAGGGGCGGGCTGCTGCTGCTGTTGCTGCTGCGGGGCCATTTGTTGCTGCGGTACTTCTTGTTGCGGAGGAGGAGTTCTATCAGACCTTTGCTTGGCTAATCTCAAACGCTCCTGCTCAATAGACATCTTAGACAAAGACTCTTGAGCTTCCAACATCTTCTCGGTGTCACCACCGTCATACGCCTCACGGTAAAGCTTCTTTGCCGCCGCAATCTGCGTGTCCAGACGAGTGCCATACTCAGCAAGATAACCCTTGTCCAAGTTCTGCATGCGGGTCTTGAGGTTGGTGTTTTCGCTTAAAAGCTGCTGCGCCATGCGTACAGCTTCTTCCCGATCACGTTCCTCTTTACGGTACTTTTCCGTCAGTTTCTTAATTCGATTCTGGACCTTACTACTGTAATTCTCCAGTTCATCGTCTCCACCACTCTCGTTCTCGCTCTCAACTTGAACTTTCGCAGCGGCTTCTTCTTTCTCGGGTTCCGTAGATTCAATCTCTACTTCGACGCCAGTGTCCTCATCATCAAGGACCTCTTCATTTTCCTGTGACATATATTTCTCCTAAACGTGCTTAATGTCGTCAGGCTCTAAAATTGTGGCAATCACTTCGTCATCATTTATAATGCGAACCTCTCCACCATCAATCTTGAACCTGGATCCGGCGTACCGACCAATACATACCCACGCACCCTCTTTGCACCAAGGCTCACACTCCGGTCCAAATTTATTAGGGTCTTGATATGCTAGGGGGCCAACCTTGAGAACGTATGCTACAACCGTAGCAACCGCTTCTCGGTCCCGAACCTCATCAGGAATATATATACCACCCTGCGTCTTGGTTGCGCCCTGATAAGGCATCACCAACACACGCCAGCCTGTAGGCTGTGGTAGTCGTTCTGTAAGGGGTTTATCCAAAAGAGAAGGGTCAAGCACCTTTTCTTTGGCATCTACATATGCGCTTTCAACAGGACTAGAGTCGGCAGAAGCCTCCTTCTTTTCCTTGTTCATTTTCTGCGCGACATGTTCAGGAAGATATAAAGTCTTCGACATCGTCAGCGTGTTTCTCCAGCAGGGCTTTTAATTCCTCACGAGCGTAGGTCAGGCCCCGTATCTCACCTACCATGAGTTTATAGTGCTCCCAGTCTTTGGCAGCATCCATTCCCAAAGCACTTGCAATATCTTGTTCGCGCTCTCGTAGTAGCTTATACATATATTTCGCGAAATCAACACCGTCCATTAAAGAATATCTCTTTCTGAACCTTCGGCGTTAGCTGTTATCGGTCCGCCAGACACCCAATCTTCACAGGTATGATCCGCGCTGCACATAAATTTGTATATTTGACAGTAACCTGTGTCACCAGATTCGTCCCCAATACACTCCATCATGTCTTCGGTTTGATTATACGCACCGCAGTTTCCGCAAATCTCTGTCAGCATAAATCCGCCGTCATCCGCGGGATCACGATAACTTGCTTCATCCACAGCATACATCTTGTTAACGTCGTTAACCTCAATGTCCTGCGTAGCTACTGGGCAGCTAGGACCATCGTCGTCACCGCCCTGCATCTTATCTACCGGAATACCATCCGGTAGAATGCTGATCGAAATAATTGGCATCAGTATGTGTCTCCGCCACCAAAGCCACTTGTCTGGGCTGCTCCGCATCCGCGAGCTTGAACTTCCCCACCACTGCGATAACCTCGACGAACCATGCCACCATTCATATAATCACGTTCTGGGCTTCGTAGTTTTCCGTCTTCTCCGTAATAATCCACGCCAGGAGGAAGATCATCGTTTAAAGCCTCCCGTACAGCTTTATCTATCGCGTCCTTCATATTGGACTTTTTAGTGGGCCGAGCTTTGGGTCGAGGGGATTTCTTTGGTGCAGACATGTCAGTCTCCTAATCTATTAGTTCAAAATGTGGACCATCGATAAACGGACGACGCCCCTGTGATCTGCGCAAGTCTATATACGCATTCATTGCTTCTTCCATTGTACCTTCCCACTTGCGAATGTCCATTGGATACGACATCTCGGGTGTGCCCCACGCTGCACCCCAACAAATAGGAACGTTTAGCTGTATCGCCGCTTCTTTGATAGCGTCAGCAAGATCATCATAGACAGAGAGTTCCCAACTCGCTCTCCCATTTATGAAGGCCATAATATCGAAAGCCTTACCCTCAAGGTGCTTAGACTTCATCGTCTGACTAGCCCCTTTAGCAACAAGCTCTTTCTGCTGCTCAATGGTTCTCATCCCCTGAACCACTCCGAAATCGGTCTTGGTCATGGTTATCGCCATCTTGATCACCGCCTGTAGTCGATCATCAATGCCCTCAAGCCGATCAAGGCTGCGCCTACTTAACTTAAACTCGCTCATGTTACTTCCTCTTAAAAAAGGCTTGCGCCCCGCGCACACCGAAACTCGCTGAAATTGCAATTCCAAGGCTGTAAAAATACCAGTCCGGCGCCTTGGAAAGCTGCGCAAAACCACGGTCAACCCAACCTTCAGCACCCGGAATCCAACATAAAATCAATGGGATAGACAAGATTACTACGAACCACTCATCCTTCCAGCTTGATTTTGCGCCCTCCGCCATAATGCGCTCCCAGTCGGCAACGCTTGTCTTTTCAGACAAAAGTATCTGCGCCTTAGCCTTGGCCTCTGTGAGCTTTAGCTCCGCAGCAGCAGCATTCTTATCAGCCTTACCCTGTAGCCACGATCCCGCAAGGTTGGCTATCGGCCCTAATGCAGCGGTAAAGATACTCATTTCTCAGAACTCAACCAAACAGCTATTGTTCCAGTCATTGCTCCGCTGACTACCGAAATCATCGCTGATTGTTGGGTTGATAAATCATCAAGCGTCATTCCCCAATTAATTACGCGAATGTACATCACCATCATGACGAACATCATAATACGGGGCATCAAGCGGTATTGCAAAATCTTTTCAAAGGTATTTGCCATGTTACACCTCTATGTTTAACTTTGTTCCCTGCGGCCTATCCGCATTGGTCTTGCGGCCAAACCTATCATAAGTTTCCTGTAAGTCCAATCTTTGCTTTACAAGGCCCTCTAAATGCGCGTGATTAGCCCTATGTTCTTTTTCTACACGTTGCTCCGCTAAATGCGTCTCTATACGCTCACGCGCCCTCGTTTGCGCGTGTATGTCGCTTCCCACATTAAACGGCGCGTTGCCTATACCAGACACACCGTCAGCCATTAGCCAATTTATCCACGCCCCAGACCATTGCCGCGGTTCCTCCCAAGAAAATTGTAACACCTATCGCCAATGAAATACCCCAAAACAATCTATCCCTAGCTGCGGCTTGGGCTTCCAAGGCTTGTTTCTGGCGTTTTCTTGCTTCTGCCTGTTCACGCACAACCAAGTCCCACATGCCTGGGGGCCCATATAAGCGGCAATGGCTGCGAAGCGTCTCCATAGCTTCTTTGTGCGCCATTTTAGCTTGCGCTATAGCAAAACCTTCCTCTTCACTGGAAGTCAATCTTCCGAGTGGCCCCTTGTGCTTGCCCGATTCTGCAACAGCTATGTCGGCTTCTAATTTCGCCAGCTTTCCAAAATGAGGCAGAATAGAGTTCATATCCTTGCCAGCTTGCACGGCACTACTAATCCCGCCAGCTATCTTAGTGACAGCCCCAGCCAATGCTAAAACTTCTATCATAAAACCTTACCCACTCTGGCTACAGGAGGACACCGATAGTCATACGGTATCCGCACAATGTACGGGTAATGATAGTAAAAATGAGATAGTTCCCTTGGACAACGGTACACACACGCCTTGTGCATGTCTCCGCCCGACATCCCCACCAACACTGCGGTGAGAGCGCACAACACTAGAACTCTCCGACAAACCTCTGTGGTCGGGCTATCGGACTAAACCGCTTGTTAACCATACCGCCAGAAGAATATTTACTTTTACCCGCTTTGCTCAACGCAATAGCAACCGCTTGATCTTGCGGTTTTCCAGCAGCCATTTCTGTCTTGATGTTCTGGCTGATAACACCCTGTGATTTACCCTCCTTGAGAGGCATTTCTTTGCTCCACAGCTTGACGTTGCACATCTATGCGCTCGCGGTTCACATCAGTCCGATCATCCGCAATCTGCTCCTGCAACTCTAATCGAGCCGCGTCCGTTACCGCCCGCTGCTCAACCTTCATTCCTTCCAGTTCCAATTTGGCTTGATCAATCGCCGCCTTGTGGTTGGCTTCCATCTCCTTGATCGAAAGCTCCTTCATGCGAATATCCACTAAAGGATCTTCGTTTCCTTCATCCGCGCCCTTGTACGTCATCAACGGCGTTATTTCCTTAATCAACTCAGCCTCAACCTGAGCAACTCGTGCCTCAACCTGATCAGGTTCAAACTGCGTCTGCAACTGGGCCGGAGCCTGTTGTTGTGCCTGCATCATCATTTGCTGCGCCGACGCAGGATCTAATGCCCCCGTCTGAACTAACAACTGAATCTGTTGCATCTGCTCCTGCTGAGACTGCTGGTTCATACCCTGCTCCTCGTTCAGAGCCGCTATCTCCGCATCAACCATCTCACGAGCCTTCATACTAACATGCTGCAAGATATGCGCGAATAACGATGCCAACACAGGCGGAGCGTTCTGTAAAACAGATAACTCAAGCAAAGCCAAGTGTGACTGAATATGCGCGTCGTGATCCTGTTGCGGAAACGGCTGCGGTTTCTGACCATTGATTATCAACCCGTTCTCTACCGCCGGATCCGCTGGCTGCGGAGGAGGTGGAGGCGGGGGCAGAATTTCGTCTATGTTCTGCACCTCTAACGCTTGATACATTCTGCGATACGCCGCATGCAGATTGTGCATCTGCGGATTGGATTGCGCCAACTGAAGTTGGGTCTGAGCCAGCGTAACCCGTTGCGACATTGAGAATATATTCGGATCTGAGACTGGGAGGACATCTATCCGAGCGTCAAAGTCTTGCGCCTTAACCTGAGAAGGTGCACCCGCCACCTCGTAGGGGTACTCCGGAGGCAGGTTTTCCGCGAAGATACGCGCCAGCAGTCTAAATTCTGCCTTCTGCGCGTAGTGCAACCGTTTGTGAATGGCCGACATAACCTTCATTCCACGCTCCAGCATGGCAACCGTAGTTCCCACAGGCGTTTCCTGATTCATGTCCGACATCTGCTGATCAGCTAACGCAACAAACCTACGTCCATCACTAACCAGTCCACCAAGCATTTGTGCCAACGTCGCTGACGGCTCCTTGTAGGGCAGAGGCACAATAGCGTCTCTGATGCTCCCACCTGGGGCGTCAATGTCCCTAAACTCTCCGGGCTGTAACGGCTCATCGTCATTGCGTACACGCACTCCACGGGCCTTAAATCCAGCGGGAAGGTTGGCTAACGTACCAGCGTCGATCAACTGACGTAACAAACTCGTAGCTGCGCGGCCTAAACCACCAATCATATGCACCAAACCAAAGCCGTAAAAGCCCAGACCCGGAGTAAATTTGTAGTGAACAAAGTATTGGCGCTTGCGCTTAACTAAGTCTTCCATCGCATAGTTGCGGCGGATAGCCAAGATCTCTCCAGACGTATCGTCTATCGTAACAATATACGGAAGCTTAATCCCAGTAGGCTCACCAGTCATAGGATCCGTATCCTCGAATCCCTCAATGTCCAGATCAGCATGCATTTCCAGAATTGTCAGAACATCATCGCTGTAGTTCTTAGACAAACCCTCAAGCTCGTTGACCTTCTGACGAACGGAATCCTCCTCCATGTCCGAAGAACCCTGCAAGTCCACATCACGGTACATTCCCGCAACCTGCATCTTACGAACATCGTTCTCGTCCATGCGTAAAACATGCGTCACACGAGTCGCCGTCATCAAATCAGACGCCGAATACGGTACAACCAAATCCTGCGCCGGAATAAACTTAGACACCGCCCGCTGTCTGGTCGGATCAAAGTAAACCTTCTTAAAGGTAGAACCACTCAACGGGAGATAATACAGCAGCTGATCCATATCCGGATCATACTCTTCCATCACCTCAGTAATCTGATAGTTCATAAAGTCCTTAACACGCGTAGCCTGCTGCTCACGCTCAGGCGTCTTGGCTCCAAGCACACCCGTGCGAACCGGACCACCAGAAGGCAGTAACTCTTTATACGCCTGCGCCTGAAACTGCGTAACACTCTCAGCAACCATCGGATGCGTTATGCCACTTGCGCCCTCAAACGGAGTCGTCCGCTCCTCAGTCTTCAAACCAAGTAGGTCAAGTCCTTTGACATAAGTCTCTTCCCACTCAGATCTGGAATCCAAATCCTCTTCGTACAAAGCCCTCAAGTCACTCGACAACTCTCCCAGAGTCCCGTCATCCAAGAAATCAGCAAGGTTTGCGTCAAACGGAATCAACTCCTCCTGAGTGGGCAACTGCCCCGCCTCAGACAACGCTTGAATAATCGCGCCGCCCTGACCGTCGTCAATAACCTCTGCACCCCCAGGGAACTGCATCGGCTCATCTACCGGAATCTCTACATCTGGAAGTCCCGCTGTGTCATCGAGGTCAAGCCCCGGTGCGACCATGTTAGGTGGTAAAGCCATTAATAATACTCCCTCTTACGGGGCCTCCATTCTAAGCTGCCCTCGTCCTCACCATGCAGCGAAATAAATCCGCCTTGACGAAAACGCATCAGTGCTAGGGTCATACTATCACAAAAGTCATCATGATCGCCATTAGGAAATGAAACTACTTCCTCAACGACCTCGTCAGCAAACTTTTCGTGCATAGGGGCCCACACCATTTCTGCTTCAAACAGAGGCGCAACCATGTGCATTCTCGTTACCTTATCACTACCTTTGCCCGGTGAGAAGCCCAAGGCTGGAATACCACGAAGCCGCAACTCGTCAATAAGTGGCGTTCCCGTCGCTTTCGCTTCGACCAACACCATATCCGGCTCCCAATATTCGTGCTCCTCATAGGCAATCTCCTTTAGTTCAGGAAAGTTCCAACGACCCCTGCGGGCGTCCATAAGTATGATATGATCAGGACCACCGTCCTCGGGCTTGAATACCCCCCAAGTCGTGATCGCACTGTAATCCGCTGTTTCCTTCTTAGAGAACGCCGTGTCATAAGCCTGCAAAACATAATCCAAACGAGGGATCTTCTCCTTGTCCCAGTCCTGCCACCACTCTCTCTTGATAATCGCACTCTCAGATGCAGTAGGCTGCTGCTGCCACTGCGCGTTCCATTTGCCAACAGGCAAAGACGCCTTGATCGACAACAACGTATCTTTGTCCCAGAACTCCGGCCATAACGGCTTGTCGCTGGGCATAATCGCAGGAAACTCCACGACCTCCCACTGATCCGCCATCTTATCGCCAGTTTGAGCCTGCAATAAACGACCAGTAAGATCCTTCTTACCCCAGCGAGTCATAACCAGAATAATAGAACCCCCCGGCTGCAAACGCTGCCGTGGACCAGATGTGTACCACTCATACGCGTTGTCGAACGCGCTCTCGCTTAACGCATCCTGTTCCGAATGCGGGTCATCAATGATGAGTAAATCCGCACCACGGCCCGTAATGGCCGCTCCAACACCCGCCGCAAAGTATTCAGCACCCTTGTCAGTGCCCCACTTACCCGCGCCCTTGTTATCTTCCTTGAGGTTAGTCTCTGGAAAAACCTCTTTATACGCTGGATCATCAATCAAATCCCTTACTTTTCTACCAAACCGTACCGCCAACTCAGTGTTGTGCGTGGCCTGAATGATTTTTAATTTCGGGTTTCTACCTAGAAACCAAGCAGGCATTAAGTAGCTTGCAAACTCTGACTTCGAATGCCGAGGAGGCATGTTAATAATTAATCGCTTGAGCTCCCCTCGTGCAACACGTTCAAGTTTTTCCGCAATAATCCGGTGATGCCGACCCTCAATGAAGTTTTCATACACATGATGCGCAAACGGCATAAACCGTTCGGAAGCCTCCTCCCGTAAATCCAGCGTCTTTTTGGCTTCCGTTAACGCCAGTATCTCTTTTAACGCGTCTTCCGGTAAAGCCTGTAGATTCATCGACGTACCTGCATAATCCCCGTATTAGCTCCAGCCAAACCGGACTGCTGCCGTTGCTGCTGTGGGCCGCGCATCATCTGATTCATCTGCGTTAATTGCTGCTGAATTGGATTTGGAGCCATGGGTTGTAACGGAGTTGGTATAAAATTGCCTATAGGCTGTGTGTAACCAGGGTTTCCACCCGGCGTCACGTTCATCGGATCAGGTAACTCATACGTCGGAGCAGACGGCGAATCAGGAAGTAACCCAGTATCAGGATCAATCACACACATCATCTGACCTTCGTCGTACACATACCCATCAGGACATGGATCCGCGGGCCCAGCAGCTTCCATCGGGGCAGGAGAATCATCATCCCCACTACCCATACCAGCCATAATCGACTCGCGCTTCTGAACCTGCATTGGATCCTCGTCCAACGTGTTCTCGTCCTTCGTATTGTACGACATGCCCAACGCGTTATACGAATACGTCCGACCCTCAGAATCTCGATACACAGGCTTGCCGTCAATAATATTCACAATCGGATCATCCGACCGCGCACCGCCAAGATACCCAAGCGCCCTCTGAGGAGCACTCGTCAGAATCGCAGATAGACCTTCCTGCTTTGCCGCTGGTAAAGTTAAAAAATCCGAAGAGTATTCATCCGTCCGACCAGAAGATACCGCTGGATAAAGCTGCTCAAACGTGGGCTTGTTACCCTCAGAATAACTAAAACCCGTAACCTTCCCTTTGTCATCCCGCTCAACAATATCAGGCCGAGCTAGAGGACGAACAGTAGCCGTTTCAGGCAATCCCGTAGAACCTGAGTCCGAACCCGAGGGAGGATTGTTCGCCGTATAC